CGGTCGTTCCATAGCGTCCACAGAACGAAGGCAGCAGCGATCCACGATTTACCGAGTCCTCGAAAGGCTTGGATTTGAAGTCGTTTTGGTCCATTCTGAAGGTACTGAGCAATGGCAAGTTGTGCTCGTGTTGGAGAAGGCAGGTCTAGCGATTTCCAAACAAGAGACAAAAATAACGGAAACGAATCACCAAGTCGCTGTTCTATGGGCGTAGAAGGTGCTTGTTTTGTGGTTCTGGGCATACGATACCTAATAGGGGAGAGAGGAGGCTTACAGAGGCGTACAGCCCCCTCTCATGCGGTTTTACTTCTTACGGGCCTTGCCAGCCTTACTGAGGGCAATGGCAATGGCTTGTTTTTGAGGGCGACCTTCCTTTACCAGCTTGCTGATGTTTTTAGAAACGGTCTTCTTGGAGCTGCCTTTTTTAAGGGGCATGATCACTCACTTTTGCTTTTGACGTTCTTCAGAGGCTTTACGCATTGCACGCAGTTCACGCAGTTGCTCACTGATGCTGGTTTTCATGCGGCTATACGATTCACCACTACTGACAGGACCAATACCGCTGGTTGGTGCAGCTGATAACTTAGAAGTTACAGGCGGTTTACTTTTTGCTGCTGCTTTAGGTTTTGAAGTAGTCCGTGAGGGCGCTGCTGTTCTGGAAGAAGTGGCCCGTGAAGGGGTCGAGGCGCGGGTAGTCGTGCTTGTTGCTGACGATTTGGGTTTAGACGGCTTGGGTTTAGGAACCGCAAACCGTTGTGCAGAAGCATAGCTCTTTTCACTCAAAACAGCAGCATTCGATCGCCGTTGAATTCCCTTTTTCTTAAGGGTCTGCATCCGTTTTTCACGGTCAACCATAGACTTAACCTCTTCCACCATAGCCAACGGCACAGCGGCACGGCCTAGGATTTTACCAGCAGCTCCAAGGCGGGATGCGCGGATAGCCCTGTTAACACTGCGGTTAACAACATTGGCTCCGTACATACGGTTTGCAGCGCCAGCAGGTTGCCCAACTCGATTAGGACCAGTAGTTCCACGAGAGGCCGCTGTTTGACGAGAACGAGCAGCTGTGCGTCTAGGATTTTCAGGTTTGGTTTCTTGGCGAACCATTGCCCCACCAGTACGTCCAGGCGGCAGGGCTCGTTGAGTAGTTCCAGTTACTTTAGCAGTTCCTGTAGTTGTCCGTTGTGCTGCGTTGGTTACGCGGGCGCTAGTTTTGGCAGCACGAGTTTGGGAAGAACTAACCCGAGCTTTACTAACGGATTGACGGTTTGTACGACCTTTAGATGTAGTAATGGGTTTTTTGGCGGAACGCTTGCTTTGATTAGCAGAGCTAGTTACTTTTTTAGCAGCCATGATAATCAGGCATCCACGCGACGCACGCGGCCAGTCTTGTTGGCAACGTTGGAAGAGGGTACACGATCAGCCTTACGCACAGCCAGGATGGCAGTTTTAGCAGCACCCACAGTAGCGTTCAGAGCCACGGTGGTGGCTTTATCAGCAAAGGTAGCACTAATAGTGGTCGTGGTGGTAGTGCCGTTGCTTACATTTTTAGTAGTATGAGCCCGGTTCTTCAGTTCGTCCTCATCTTGACGACCAGGGGCGTTAGAAATGGAACCGAAAGCGGAACCACCAGCAGGAAGAGTAGACATTTGGTTTTACCTAAAAAAGTTTATGTTAAGGTTAGGTAGTAGTCCAGGCAAGGACTTTGGAGAAATTTGAATGGTCAAAAGATTCTTGACCAATCCACCAAGAGAGCCAATGTGAACTACCCTTGGATTGATTACAGGCCCAACAAGCAGGAACCACGTTATTTGTGGTGTCATGACCGCCTTTCATCTTTGGATGGACGTGATCCAACGTCAGATGATCGGAGTCTTGACCACAATAGGCACACCGGTTATCCCAGTGTTCCTTAATGGCCTGTCTCCACATGCGCTTAGCTTCACTGCTTGTCATGGCCTTAAGGAGAAAAAGGTACTCAGAAGGATCTTTGAGAGGCATTGTGCCTGCTGCGGTGGTTTACTTCTTTTTCTTAGGGAACCCAGCCTTCATGTTGGCGTAGGCTTTTGGGGTAATGGTAGACTTTTTCTTGGAACGTGAAGTGCCAGCTGCTTTACGCTTGTTGATGTTGGCGTAAAGACCCGGAGGTTTAGCGTTACCTTTGTTCATTTCTTTGTGGATTTACCATTGTGACCATTTCTGGCGCGGTTCCGACTAGCACTTTCAAGAACCATGGTCCCCTTTTTGGTATGGGAAAGATCGGGGCCTCCCTTTCCCGCTAAGCCACGCCGCCGCCGTTCGGTCCACCGCTCTTCAGAGGCGTTTTTAACAGCTGGCTTTTTATTCAGTTTGCGTTGGTAAGCCGCCTTTTTAGCAGCAGCCTTTGGATTGGCTGCGTAGTATTTAGCGGATTTGCTTTTCGCCTGGGCCATCTTTGAAATAAACGAAGTTCTCCAAGCGTTCGATGCGTTGATTGCTGAGTCCAACCTGTGTAACGAGTACATCAACAGACTTAGCAATGTTATGAAGGGTCAATAGGTGCCAACCGAACAGTCCTAGAACTGCTGCGGCAATCATATTCCTTACTGCTTCATTATCGGATGACACGCTCAACCTCCTCTAAATCTAGCTCAGGCAAACTTGCAAATAGTTCAGAAAGAGGAGATCCAGATACGGGAAGCCCCGTAACATTGTTCTTAGCAAGCCAATCGCAGGCCGCACGAATATCTTGAGTTGTTGCTTCTCCGCTTTGAATGCGGAGGATCAGTTCCTTTGTAACAAGGCCGTGAAGCTCGTTAAACTGATCTTCAGTGGCTCTTGTCATGGTTAGGGGCTAGTATCGACCATCAGGCCATCGTAGATGGGGTAGTCCGAGGTCAGAACCACCACCGTTTTAACCCAGCCAATGCTGGTAAATGTCCAGGTAGCGCCATTAGCGGTAAAGGTTTGGCCAAGTGTAGGCGCAGGGCTGGTAGGGAAGACAGGAAATACGGGATGAGACATCAGTCGTGGTCCTTCATAAGTTTGATAAGTTTCTGTGGGTAGATTGGATCAGTAGCATACCCCTCACGCTTAAGAAGGTAGGCGCAATCTTCCCGATTGGCAGCACGGTTGACACCTTTATAACTTTTGTAATCTTTGTACCATTGGTTGACAAGATGATTAACGCAGTCATAAGGCGTGGCAAAGTCCTTAAACGTGGCCTGGATGGTCACAGGACCGTTGCCATAGTCCTCCCAGGTGGTCTTAACCGTACCAGGAGTCCCTTTGATGCCAAAGAAGTTGTTCTTTCCAGAGATAGCAGTACCATATGCGGACTCAAGTGCCCACTGAGCAGCCACTACCTCGGGAAATTTAGCCCCAGCTGCCGCTGCCGCCGCTTCAATACCATCCCAGGTATTATCAAAGGCTTTATTAGGTGCGGACGGTGGAGAAATGCGCCACAATTGGACCCAAGACGCGCTATCGTCAGCCAGTTTATTGGAATCCAGCAGTTTTTGCAGTTCAGCAAGCGCCTTATCCTGATTAGGCAGGCCTTTGTAGTATTTAATTACGTCTCGGATCTGGATACTCATTTGATAGAGTCCTTGATGCGCTTGATTTTATCGTCCTCAGAACGAAGAGGACGCAGCAGATCTACTACTTTGAGGAAGACCTGGACAACGCTATTCGATTTGAACTTGCTAACACCGATCAGTTCGGAAGCAAGAAATAGTGCGAAGAAAACAGCTGCCTCGTAGGTCAGCTTAAGTCCAAAGATGGTAATCATGATAGGTTAGCGGCCTTGGCCGCGAGTCTTTTTACGTCCGTGGTTAGGAAGGGACCTCGTTCCCTGCCCCTGTCTAGATTTTTTCGGGGGACCGGGAACGAAGGATACCTTATTTAATGCGCCTTTTGGTTTGGCCATTTATCACAAGCCCAATAATCCTTTCAATTCTTCAATAGACAACCCAGCGTTAGCAAGCTTTTCAGCAGGCGTCAGCTCGGGGACGGGCTCGGGCTCGGGGCGGGATTCGATCTCCGCGATTTCTTCGGCGGTCAGTTCGACGATCTGCTGCTCGCCGGTTTGTACGTCAACAACGATGCGGTGCATGGTTCAGCCCTCCCAGAGCAGGTTGATGGTGCCGGCGTCGAACGTGTCGGTGCCGTTCACGGTGGTGATACGAACGCGATCTAGGGTGCCGCCTAGTGATGCTGCTGATATTGATCCAGCGCCAATCATTAATGTTGTAGCATCACTTCTGGCTGCTGTAGCTGAAAAAATCCAATTATTGCCCGTGATATTGCACAACATTGCAGTTCCATGTCTAACTGCAGCGGAGGCCATTGAGGTGTCCTCAAAGCTAAACCCGGTTGATAAATTATTTGGACCGACGGCAGACCCCATGTCATCAGCAGATCCAAGATATGTTCCTGCAGTAGAAATGAAACCTGATGCAGTGCCTAATCTTATAAGTATTTGTGAAGTGCCAGTGGTGGAAACACCCTGAAACATCACCGTAATCCGCTTCACCCAGCTTGGGATGCTCGTGAAGTCAATCGACGTGCCACTGGTCGAAGCAACGGACGTGCCAGACTTAATCGTGCCTTGAATTGTGGTGCCGGTAATCGTGGTGCTGCTAAGCGTGGCAATCGTGGCGCTACCGTCAGTCGCCAGCACGATGTTGTTGCTGCCGGAGCTGGGGTTCTTGAGGTTGGTGGTGGATAGCGTGCTCATGGGGTCACCTCCAGGGCGGCGAGCTGGTCAGCGGTGGGTTCTGGAAGCGTGGGATGGTTCCAGGCTTTGATGTAATCACCCCGACCATCGGAGTCGTTTTGGAGCGTGATCACCTTGAGGAAGTCCTCAGGCTGCAGCTCGGGATAGATGGCGATGATTTGTTCGTAGAGAGTCATGGTCATGCGGGGCGAGCCAAGAAACCGGAAAAATAAGTGCGGTCATAAAATCCGTTGCTAGATGTATTTGTAAAGCCATACAGCTCAACGTAATCAGTTGAGCCGTTTAAGTAAAGAAGACCGCTTAACGCACCAGCATTTCCGCTAGTTGTAGAGTTGTGGTATTGGGCAAGAAGCAAAGAGCTGCCATTCTTGTAGATTGCAAGTTGATACGAGCCTATAACGTTGTTTATCTGAAGCGACGCATTTAATTGATAGTAGCCAGCTACATTTGGAGTAAATCTATAGTTTGTTGATGAATCAAAACACGATGCAGTGTCAAAATCTTCGCTATCAAGTTGAGCCTTTGTCCATGTAGATGCGCTAATGCTTTGCGTTGTGCTACGTTTCGCGGAAAACGCCGGACCAGCGGCACTGAACCGATCAACCCAACTCAACGCCCCCGAGCCATTGGTGCTGAGCACCTGCCCGCTGGACCCATTACCAGTCGGAAGCACCAGCGTGTTCGAGCCAGCCACCGCCGGAGCGTCGATCTCGGTGTAACCCGATGTGCTGCCGTTGAGACGTAAGGTCATTGGTTCACCTCCAGGGCGGTCTTGATTTCGTCAGGGGTAGACGCGCCTTTGATCACGTCTTGGATTAGGGCGTACTTATCGCGGATCTCTTGGCGGGCTTCTTCTGCTGCAACAGCGTCAGCACCAGGGATCTGTTTCATGATCACCTCGTCGTAGGGCTTGAACTCCTCAGCGCGTTGCTGGCGGCGACGGTCGTGGCCAATCTCTTTGCACTTATCGAGGTCGTGCTCCACGCAGCGGTCGCCCATGACCCACGCATTGCGGAAGTAGCGGTCACTGGGGATGTCGTCAACATCGACAATTTCGTAGGCAACGCCTTCGGGGACATCCTTGAGAGCCAGTTCCACGGACTCGGTTGGGATGATGACGGAGACTCCGCCGGTCTCGTTTTGGTAGATAATTCGGTTCATGGAGTTACCTCAGCGGAAGATGCTTACCAAGCAATACACATGATCTCTATCCAAGCTAAACCCGCCCGTAATTACTCGCAAAGCCGAGGTCGTCATTGTAGTAGGCGAGCCATTGTCAATAGCAGTTCCATTCGTTTTTATTTTTAGGGTTCTGTCGCCACCAGCGTCTGTTGCTGACCATGAATTAGTGCCAAATACAGGACAATAATTTGAATCCGGCATTGCATTTGTGAAGTTCACCGTATAGTCCCCTGTCCCGTTATCCGTAATACTGCTCACGTTGTAACTGGCGCGGATTGCCACCGTTGAGGTGCCGTTGAAGTTCACCCACGCTTTGCAAAGTTGCCCCTGCTCAGTGGTGCCGATCTTGGCGTAGGTGACAGCGTTGGCCGCAATGTCCGCCGTGGTGATGCAGTCGTCGGGCAAGCCGCCTGCTGTAATTCCGGTTACGGTTCCGGATCCGTTAATAGTAATAGGCATAATTAAACAATACTCCAAGCAGATCCAGAGGGCACGGTAACTGTGACTCCAGAGTTAATAGTTACGGGTCCTGCCGTCAGGGCGTTTTTGTTAGTTCCGATGGCGTAATTCTGAGTGATTACGGTATCATTTTCATAGAAAACTTGATCCGTGCCTCCACCCAGTGCACCACCAGCAAGGCCCCAAGACAGCACACCCGCACCGTTGGACTTCAGGGCATAGCCACTAACAGAAGCATCAGTTGCAGGAAGCGTCCAAGTGACGTTGCTAGTAATGTTGGCAGGTGCTTGGAAGCTAACCCAGTTGGTACCGTTAGCAGTAGCCTCACCAAAGCGAAGGTCAGACTGGTTACCAAGAGTTACGTCACCAGTAAGGGTTCCACCAGTCAGGTTGAGCTTCTCATCGGTCAGCTCTTGAATAGCACCTTGAACGTTGTTAGACGCAATCGTGCTATACGGGGCAAAGCTAATGCTGGCTGCATCACCAGGGACATAAGCAATAACCCAAGCAGAGCCAGTGTAGACCTTCATCACCGAAGAGGTGGTGTTGTAATAAAGGTCACCCGCATTCAGCGGATCGCCATCATTATCAACAGTAGGGTCGGTAGCCTTAGCACCAAGGTAGCGGTCATCAAAGCTGTCAAAGGCAGCCAGAGCAGAAGCAGCAGAACTGGCAGCACTGGTTGCACTGTTAGAGGCGTTGGTGGCACTGGTGGCTGCGTTAGAGGCAGAGGTAGCTGCGTTGGATGCAGACGTAGATGCCGAAGATGCACTACCGGCTGCCGCACTTTGAGAAGCTAGAGATGCTGCCGCACTACTTGCTGCGTTAGAGGCACTGGTAGAGGCGTTAGAAGCACTTGTGGAGGCACTACTAGCAGAGGACGTGGCAGAGGCCGCAGAAGCCGACGCAGAAGCCGCAGAGGCAGCCGCAGCAACAGCAGAAGCCGACACTGCACCAACATTGCTATCCACATAGTTTTTTGTGGAAGCATCCGTACCAGCAGAAGGAGTACCAAGATTAGTAATCCGGTAACCGCCCATGTTCAGGATACCCGACAACGTACCACCAAGGGTACTAAGAGTACGGGCAAAGACTTCCTGAGCAACGTAAAGCAGCTGTGTAAAGTTATTGTTCAGGTCAGCTGCTTTGATCGCAGAACCAGCAAAGAACGTAGCCTCAGAGGCGTCGTTGTTGGTCTCACGATAAATGATAATGGCAACACCATTGGCAGGAGCCGACAGAAATTGAATGGTGCTGGCATTAACGAAAACAAATGAGGTGGTGGCCACTCCATTAAGAGTAACCTTAACGTCCGCCTCATCTAGGTAAGAAAAAGACAGGGAATAGATCGTGGTAGACCCATTCCCTGTATAAGTGTTTTGGACGATTGCCATTGTGTTTAATTACCGTAATTGGCTAGCTGTTCGAGGCGCTTTTGCTCGTCCTGAAGTCGTTGCGATTCAAGCTCTGCTTGGCCTGCATACTGTCCCTGAGATTGAGCAAACCTAAGTTGACCAACCTTTCTCAGTTTTTCTTCAATATCAGGCCTTTCAGCAATAAGTGCCTGCGTAGCCCTTTCATGGGCACCTTGGATAATCTCCTTGGTTTTACGAACATAAATGGGCTCTTCGTATTGTTCGCCGCGCTCCATGGTCCTGGCTTTAAAGTTAGCGCGATCTTGTTTAAATTCTGCGCTATTAAACCAGGCCTTTAGTTCAGCTGGCAAACTACCATTACCATACATAAGCTCTTGAAGACGTACTCGTCCCTGAGGATCCAAGGATAGTCCATCTTTAGTCTTTTTGTAATCAACGGTAGGCCAAACATTCATTTCCACGAGCATCTGAGCAACTGGATCTGTGTTGACTTTGGTCGCTTCAAACGGAAGTACAGCATTCCGCAGGCCACCACCTGGGTTCAGCATCGGTTTTCCAGTTAAAATGCTGATGCTATATGGAATGTTTTGCTTGCTAAGCCACGGCATCATATCGTAAAGCTTTTTCTGAGTCCAAGACTCATACTCACGATAGTACTTATCGGAAACGTTGTTCCAGGCTTTCCTTGCACCGGCACCGGGAATAAACGAATTAACGAATCCAAGAATTGCAGCACCAGCTCTATCAGAGGGGCCTGTTGCCTCACCAAAACGTTCTTTGGCCTTGGTAAATTCAGTGATTGTTTCGTAAGGTGCGGAGAACAGGGAAAGACCGTCAAGACCAGAAAGGTAGCTCTTTTCGGTAAAACTTGCCGCAATGGCAAATCCAAGGCGGGTAGCTACTGCCTCCAGTTCTTTAATTTCGCCGTTGCGTTCCATGTGGCCAATGTCAGCCGCAGCAGCAACCCAGTTTGAAAGGGGTTCAAACCAGTTATAAGACACCCATTCGTCGCCAATCTTAATTGACCGAGGTTGGATGCTTGCTTGCCTCCACCGCTCACGCTCGTTCTTGTCAATGGGCATGTTGCCCGTAATATGACCAGACCAAGCATGGGTGTAGCCAAACGAAACCAAGAAGGAACCAATGGCTTCTCTGCCTTGATACTCTGCAATTTTAAGAGTATCGTTATTTATGATGGCCTGCTTATAGCCATCCATAAAGTTTTGAAGTAGAGGCGAGGTGGCACCAGGAGTCATTTGCAGCTGGTACCTCATAATATTAGCAGGCGTCCGCACAAAGGGGAACGCATACTTACCAACAGGAATACCAAGGGGGCTAAATTGCTCAATGGCATTACCCAAGCTATTTACAAAACCACCGGGGTCATCTTGATAGGTAGCATTCTCTGCAAACTTTTGCAGGGCTTCATCTTTGACCTGGCCTGTTTTGAAGTCTACCTGCTTTTCCATCTCTTGGATGGCGGCTTCTTGGAGACTCTTTAAAGTTCCCTTGCCATTTTGACGTGCCTCAAAGGCCTTCATCATGGCATCTTCATAGATCTTCTGACGCACAGCTACGGTACGCACAAAGTCATCAGAAGACATCATAAGGCGGCTGGGCAGATCCGTCCAGTTAGCCAGCGCGTGAACTGCCTTAAGAGCACCGGCTGCTGTTCGTTCAGCGGGGCTTACAGCTGCATCTGCAATAGCGTCAATCATTGCCATGCGTTCTGCCTTGCGAATCACGCTAAGCTGGTTCCAGGTGGCAGGGACACCACTCTTCATGGTAACAGAAGCTACATGGAAGGCATCGTTAATGCCGCTAAAGGCACCAATGATACCAGCTCCAGCTGCTCCAATCAAACGGTCGTCACCATTAACGACACCCATGATACCCACTTCAAGGGGTTGAGCAAAGATTCTAATTACAGCACCAAGGTTTCGAACAATGGTTTTAGGGCCGGACAAGATGCTATTAAAGAACAGTCCCAGAGATTCTTTACCCAGAGTCGTGAGTACAGTCTCACCAAAGTTGATGGCCTTAGCAGGGTCGCCACCAGCAAGAGACATCGCAAGAGACATCATACGCATCTCTTCAATGGCTGTTGGATCACCAGCGCGGAACCTAGCCTTAACATCTGATGCCCATGTCTTCAACATGCGCGGTGTAAGAACAGTCTTTTCCGCTTCGGTACCAGCTTCCTCAATCATCCGCTTGTAGCTGGGATGTTTACCAAGAAGCAGTCGGCGTCCAGCATCCAAGCTCCAGCCTTCTTTGCGGAGCATCATCAGACCAATCAACCTATCAAGAAGACGATCAGGCTGGTTGCCATTTGCAAGGAGGGCAGCATCATGATCCAAGAAGCTCTTAGAAACCTTTGCAAGCTCTTCTGCCATGCCTTGCATCGTTGCTTGAACAACAATGACGGCTTCATCTTCGATCATCTCACCACTGGACTTGGTAAAGGTCTGACCGCTTTCCCGAAGGAATCGCATTGCCAGATCTTTAGCTTCATCCGCAGTTTGAGCCGTATCCATCACCTCTGTAAATTTATCAACCAAAACCTTAAGGTGATCACCCTTGAGTTTTTCCCAAGCGGTTTTACCCTGGTTGCGATAAATTTCGTTGAGGCGTTCTGGATCCAGATTTTTAATGGCTGGCTTGATAATCTGTTTCCAGTTGTCTTCCAGATTCAAACGTTTTACAGCAGCATCTGTTAACCAGTTGCGTCCATAAACAATCGACTCGGGAATGCTTACGCTTTTATAGGCGCTTTCTTTTTCCCAAGGCTCTTTGTATCCGTTATCAATGATGGCCCGATCAATCTCTTGCTGATCCAGGAGGTTGCGCTCCAGCTGATCGTCAAGCTGTTTGGCGGTTTCAAGATCTTCAGGGTCTACTGCCTGACGTTGTTGCCTTATAGAGTTTTCTTCTTGAAGAAGTTTGTTGAGTTGAGCTTCGCGGGTATCATTCCACAGCTCTCCTTCTTTTTTAAAGTCAACATCGGCTTTGGCAGATAATGTGTCGGCCTCATCGGACATGGTTTTTACGCCAGCCTCCAGTGCCGTTTCGGTATCACTACCCGCATCTTTTGCGTCCCTAAAGGCAAATCTACCTTTAAACAACGATCCAATCACATCAGCAATGGTACCAAGGCCTTCACCTTCAAGGGCACCTTTTAATTTAATTTGATAAAGGTTATCTCGTTCCCCATCAGCAGCCAAGAAGAATAGAGGCTTAATTGATTCTGGAACAAAATCCTGAGCAAAGTTAGACAGCGTTTCCGGGTCTTCCGGTGACGCCATGATAAAGTCTGCAATGGCTCCAGGAATATTATCAACTAGAGTTTGAGCCCCTTTGCCTTTGGGGACATTTAAGGTTTGTGAAAGAGATTGAGGCTTTCCAGTGAGTTTAGTGACACCAAAGGTAGTTGCCCTAGTAACAGCTCGGGTAGCATTAAAAAATTGAAGAAGTCGCGCTGCTTTTTGACCGCCTTCTGTTTGAGGCGTTACACCAAAATCAGTTTGTGCTCGAATGTACCGATCATTGAACGGATCTTTGGTAGCGTCATAGGTGCCCGTGACTGCGCGAATAGGCTGTTGAATCGTATCGCCAACCAGGACAGCAGTATCAACAATCTTTTCAACAACGCCAGGTCCGGTGCTTTTAAGGGCAATTCGCCCCATCTCTTTGGTTCCGGCCAGGGACTTATCAACGCCTGCATCCGTTTTAGCGCGTTGTTGTTTTGCTTTAAGTTTTTGCTGTGCTCGCCATTGCGGATCTTGTCCAGCAGCGGTAGCAAGCCAATCAGATGCGTTTTCTAATCCCTGAGCAACAGCATCTGCACCACCCATAACTGGAGCCAAGGTTTGCTTGATTCCTTCTCCAATAACAGCCGCCGGATTCCACGTCTGTTGATTCCGTTTGGGTTTAGTCGTTGGTTTGGGTGCTGGTTTAGCGGGTTGTTTTTTTGATGCAGGTTTAGCTGAAGACGGTTTAGCCTGTTTCTTTTTGGCTAACTCAGCTTGAAGAGCCTTTTTAGTATAATCAGGGTCCCGATATGCACCATAAGTACTGCCGGGTTCAAATCCTTGCAACGGATCGGCCATTGATTGTTTTCTCCCTCAGGAGTAAGTATGGAAAATAGATTTTGTGGAGACCTCATCCTCGCAAGTCAGAGGCCTTTAATCCACGATCAGTTATTGAAACGGATCAATTCCGCTATCAATTAACTGCTTTAGCTCACGTCGAGCATTAAGAAGAGTTTGCCGTAATTTAATAGCTGAAATGTTTGCAGCATTTCCGGCAATACCATGATATTTACTTTTACCATTAAGTCCAGGAGCTGCTGCCCATTCATAAGCAAAAGCTTCTTGGGCACGATCTAGACTATTATGTTTGCCCAGCAAATAGTCCCGCAAATCAGGACGCTTGTTGCTACGCAAAATATATGCCCAGAACATTTTAAGTTGATTTTCTGGGGTCATCTTTTCTTCAGGGGAAATACCCGCTGCTTTGCGAGCCCCTGCCAAGTTACCAGGCATCCATTGGGCAAACCCTACAGCACTAACCTTGCCTTGCTGTTGAAGCCGTTCAACCTCACCAATAGACATTCCTGTCAGGTTCAGTTGTCCTGCGCTATAGGTGGTTCCATAGTTTACGGAATTAAATCCACCTTCACCGCTGGAAGTTAGTTCTGCTAAGCCACCGAAATCTCCCGCACCGAACGTTGATGCTTTCCCAACAGGGCTACCTCCTCCGGAAGAGAGGAGTTCCATGGCACTTCGAATTTGTGCATTGGTAGATCTGGGGTTGCGAATGACGTTGGCAGCGTTAAGATTGATAGCAGCGTTTCGCTGATAAGAAGCTTGCTTATTAGGATTTGGTACATAAGGTTTTCCAAGTAATTTCCCCTGGTAAGCCATCCAGGTATCTTCATTCAAAAAGCCAGCCATTTTAGCGGCAGCTTTAATCTCTACTGGCAGTGAACCACCATTAGAAATTATGGATTGATAAAGATCATAGTCCTCTAGATTTGTCCGCAACGCAGTAGCTTGCATTGTGGGGAAAGGACCGGCTTTTTTCCTCAAAGCCCGCAGCTGCTCTGGAGAAGCCACAGGACTTTGAATTTCTAAACTTTGCCCAGAAGGCAGATTCTTTTTAAGAATGTTTGGCGTTTGACCTTTAGAATTAATGTAAAACTCTTCGGAGGGGATAGAGATGATTCTTTCGGTTTCGGCTTGCCACTGCCGGGCTACCTCGATGTCGTTTGGATACTTGCCAGTTCTTTCAAACTGCTCTTGCCACTTGGACGAAAGAGTATCAAATGCGACACGCATAGCCCCATTAAGGGCTCCATCTATTCTGGCTCTAAATCCAGCATCAGAGGCATACAACGATCCACCGGAAGCCAACCGTGTCAGTATACGACCTTTAACGTTTGGAAGAACAATGCCTGTGCCCACACCTTTACCAAGGTCAACAACAGACGGGATGTCAGGAAGAAGTGCTTTAATTTCTTCTGCATCCGAGGCTTCCAAGTCTTCGGATCCAACCAAGAGATCAATTTGCCCCTCGGTCCACAGAAATCCACCACCAGGTTTTTTGTTTCCAGCTCTAATCTGTGAAAGAATTTGATTCTTAAATCGAAGAGAGCCATCTTCTTTGGTAAGCTTATTCTGTAGCTCCATGGCATATGGGCTAGAGCTTTGAGTCAAGGAGGCTCTAAAAGCTGCCCTTTGTTTTGCCAGCTCTTCAGGAGAGGCGGTGTTCCTCAGCTGCTGGAACTGCTGCCATTGGTAATCGAGTCTAGACTTTTCATCAGCATCAAAGGCAGCGGCATTTGCCTTACGACCTTCTGCAATTTGTGATCTAAATTGCCTAAACTTAGCAGCATTTTTATTGCCGTAAGTTATATTTGTTCCGGGAATTTTAACGCCTTCCAGATTGCTGATAAGACGTTGCATGGAGGTGATGTCACCACTGCGTTGATAAACATCCAGCTGCTGTTCAATAGCTTTCAGCTGGGCTTCATTAACCGCAACAGGATCTCTGAAATCACGCATACCATTGGCAAACGAAGTTCGCTGCCAATCATCAGCCCCCTCAGGCGTTAAAGCCTGTGGAAGCGTATTTGCCATGCTTAGTTCCGTGTTGTATTGTCTGGCTTTCAGTTCCCTTTCGTCGGTCTCCTTCATCCATACACGCATTGCTTCACGCTCGGCCATCGCCATGTTGAAGCCGCCATGCTCTTGAACGATTTGAGGGTTGATACGATCCAGACCATACTCCAGAACCCACTGTTTTGTCAGTGCCCTGGTAACATCAGCCACCTCGTACCCCTTAGCTTGGCCAGGAATAATGATCCTACCATCATCAAGCTGTACGGGTGTGTTGCTATTTTTGTTAGACAGCAAATAGGTTTCAAGGTTTGCTGGAGCAAGCTGAGCCTGAGCTACCGCTGCACCATAGGCTTCCCAGCCCCTGAGGGCAGGACTTGTAGACAGAATGGTACTGGCGGTACCAGGCGAAGTACCTGACGCGGCTGCTTCTTGAGCAACAGCTACATCTTTACTAGCATTTGCCTCAAGGACAGCTGCTTTAGCCTGAAATTGTTGTTGGGCTTTAGGTTTAACGCCAACTTCTCCACGGATATATTTAGCATAGCCTTCTGCAATCTGAGCCTTCTTTCTATTCTCAGCTTTTTCAACCATAAACTTATTTAAAGTTTCAGAGAACCTGGAAAGGGCTTCCATGTCCTTGGCTTGATTATTCAGCTGAGCATTTCCAGCCTGAATAGCCTGCTCTAAAACTTGTTGCCCAGCTTGCAACGTTTGTCGACTAGGATCAAACGTTTGAACTGGATTAAAACCAACGGCAGTTTTGGGGCCAGTTAATTGTACTTGGCCAGGAAGAGATTCATAAATTGCCATGGTTACTTAAACTTTTGAGTTGGCGTATAAAGGCTTTCCTTTATTTGAAATCCTTTGCTACCGATGCCCGAGGCAGGGGCAGGTTTAGGTACATTAGGAGAGGCAGGCGGTTTGAGAGAGGAATAAGTACTAGCAGCGCCTGCAAGAGATCCGCCAATACCAGCAACCAAACCAAGAGCACTTGGCCCCTGCTGCATAATAGGCGCAGTCGGAGCTAGCATACGATTAGATGCCGCAACATTCATCGAGCTTTGAGCTTCATTGAATACGCTTTGGGCACCATAGAAATAGTCTTCGTTTGCATAAGCCAGGTTCTGACCAAGCAATGCAAAGTCTCGGCCAGCAGTACGTTCGGCATCTGAAATAAGAATACCAATCGACTGACCACTTCTGCCTGAAGATAGAATTGTACCCTGCTGTTGAAGACTTTTAACCATACGCTGGTTAGCGTCTTCGCTAGCTTTACGGTATTCAGCAGAGAGTTCTTTTTGCTTTGATTCGTAAGCACGATTTGCAGCCAAATTGATTTGTTCAACTTGCTGAGCGTAGGCCCGTTCAGACTGAGCATACGCTTGTTGCTGCATTTGATACTGCTGCTGAGCAACAGCATTGGCATAATTAGTTTCTTGCTGAGCTTGAGTGTAGCTTGCAATAGATTGGACAGACCCAGCAACGGCTGATCCAATCGCGGTGACTACAGCTAAAGCTCCGGCTGGGATGCACATGGCATTAGTTTTGCAAATTCAACGTAGGTTAAACGATCAGGACCAACAGTTACATAAGACAGCCGCTTAAATCCAAGAAGATGAAGCAGCTTAAGGTGCATAGTATTTCGTGGGTCTGCTATGTTATAAAGCATATCGAAGCCCTTAATGGAGTTTACCCATTTCTTGGCTTCTGTAAAGAATAACTTTGGATAGGGGCGGACATCGGGTGTTGTTACCATCCAGATGGCTCCGCATTGGGCATCTGTTCTGGATACCCCCGCTACACCACATATCATACCCTTTGGATTCCAAAAGGTTACTGCGGTTTCCGAAGTCAGTACAGAAAGAGGGACGGCCTCAAGTGGAGCACACCCAAGGCCGGTTATTTCCCTATGGTCTTCTGGTTGAAGGTTTTGAGCCACATAAAGTGCATCATGATGCGTGGCTGGGTGGATCAGCGTTTTGCATATCATACTGCTTTAATGCCTTTGTTGTTGAAGGTGCCTTCCCACGTCACAGAAGTAAACGAGGTTGGGAATGGACTATCAGCCACAAGTTCAACTTCAACCTGATTACCTTTTGCCATAACAGGAATCTTATTCTGAGGGTTTCTCAGCATTGGAATACTGTTGGCAAGATACTGGTTGCTGATGATTTGTGGAAGAGATGCAACATATTCATCACGGCCCTGTGCCCGCACCTTAACAAGGAAGGGTCCAGAGTTGTAGCTGTCAACCGACATGCGATTGATCATTGGAACATTTAGGGTGTCCTTACGTCCCTCGGATCCTACCACATAGAAGGCAGGCAGTACAGCATCGGCTTCAAACTTGTAACCAAGAGCATACCGCAGAGTTGTATGGTCACCCTCAAGCTCCACATAATACCTTTGACCAACCGGTTGTGCCAGGTCGGTTTGAAGGGGCAGTTCTTGAACAACGCCAGGCTGAAGGTAACTCAGACTAACAAGCACCGGCTGTAGGTTGGCATCTTCATACCCATCCTTAAAGCAGAAGCGGGTAGTATCGTTACCAGCAAAGTAGACCTTGGTGGGGTTGTAATCAAAGAGATCCAACCGCAGGTCAACAAACTCATCGTCAAAGAATACCGCACCACCAGGGGTATCAGTCAGCAGGTTAACTTTGCTGAGAACGTGGCCATTGTCTTGGCTTGTGACAATGTAAAGCGTGTCGTGGTTAAACTCATACGCAATTACATTACCAGGCAGTGTCCATTTAAACCAAGAAGACATAATCCGCTCAGTCCCGTTGTTGTAGAAGCGGAAGAGATACAGAGCAGTCGGATCTTGATTGCTACTGATGGCAAAGGTAGCGGCAGAGGTGGTAACCTTTAAAGCCCTCACATCAGAAGGCAGGAACGTCGGTACGTTTCTACTAATCTCAGCAACAGCAGGACGAGTGGCGGAATCAGTTACAGCCATCTCAAACACGCTTGTAGCTGTATCATTCTGCTCCAGAAATACAATACTGGGGCCGATGTCAACAGGAGACACACGAGTGCTCAAGCTGTAACTAGCAAGAAGGTTAATCTCAGCCGTAGCAGCAGAGAATGCTTCAGTGGTAGTTTCGAATATATACTGGGCGTTATCAGCAAACAGAACCAAACCACGGGGCGCAGAGACCGCATGAGTTAGTTTGATTGGATTCAACGAACCACAGGAAATATCAATCGGATCACTATCCAAGATGGTAATGACTGTTCCAGCAAAGAAGTTGAAGTAGTCACCCGCCTGTGAGGTTATGACATTTTCATTGGAAGTTAAGATCAAGCGATTCTTAAAGAATGAAATGCCGTGAATCTTACTGCCAACAAATGAAGGCATTGGATTGGTCTCGGCATCACCCACTTCCCGTGGCTTCCAATACAACTTAGCAATGGAATCTACATTGGAGGTCACAGACGCAACCGTATTGACGCGGAAGGTATCGCCCTCAGCATTTGTAACGGTATCCAAAGCAGTATAGCTGCGACCAGCACGGCTAATGCTAACGCCATTGATCACGCCCGTCACGGTGGTGATAATCTGAACCCCAGCCTGCTGGCGAAGGGCCACATTAGGCGCACCAGAGGCTACCGTGTTATATGAACCAAGCACATGATACTGGTTGTTGGCAATAGTAAACACTGCGTCCGTACCAGCAGTTCTAACGATTTGTCCGTTAAAATACCAGTTGTATACCTGCGTACCGTTTGTGTAAACGATGCGCTCCACATAGGTGACTGGGCTAGGAACCCAAGGCACGTTTGTGGTGGTGACATTGGTCGTCGTGCTGGTCACCTTAAGGCGCAGGTTGATGCCAGTACCACCATAGACAGGGAAGCTTTGACCAACCGCATACCGACCATTACCTGAAGTAAGGATGGAAACGGTTTGGGGAACACCCGTCACCGTAGCCGTAGCAGGGGTAGCTGTGGCTGACGCTTCATCCAGCTTACGATAGGTGAAGGTGCCGTTGGCTTCCCGAATGATAGCGTGAGGCATGGTGGACTCGTTGATGGTTTTGACCACACCACCGGCAATACTTTCCTCCCAGATACCAGTACCCTTAGCACTGTTGTCGCTGGTTTGAAAGATCACCCAGTAATCATCACCATCAGAATTTTCCGATGCCAAGATCTTAATCTTTGCTCCATCCAGAAACTGCCTGGGAAGCTCAGATACAGTATTGACAGTGCCTTTATACGCTTGAATAGCAGCACCACTTTGACCACCCTTTGCTTCAAGAGAAAAGTCAGCATTGTTGGCACGACGGATATGAATCGTGTTACCAATAGCTGTAGCTACATAAGCAGGGTTTGCGTTGATAGAGGTAACAAGGTTGCTAACAATATCATCAGCATTAAGCTGCGTGGTAGCGGTAGTAGGGGTAGCGTAAGTAAAGGTATTGGTATCAATGACAACTTTGTACGTCGTAGCATAAGCCACAACACCTACCGTAACAAAACCAAAAGGTGTAATGGTTGCAGTCAGGTCACCGGCATTTTCAGTAACAGTGATCTGCCGATTCAATACAAAGGTATAATCATTAATCTGGAGTACCGCAAGATCAGATGAATCTGTATGTGTTGCGTAGGTAGTAGCAGAAGCAGCAGGGGTGTTTACCGTTTGCTCAATACCACTATCAGCATCCCAGATTCGCAGCACACCAGCATTGGTAAACTGAGCCAGGTACTTCTCCTCATCATCCCTAAAGATGGAGAACCAGGTACCACCATTAGCGGCATTGGTCAGCTTACGAATGCCACGAAGGCCAGGCCGTTTGGAAAGCCCGAACGTCGGATCAGGATAGTAGTTAGTACATTCCCGCAGCTGGTTGTTCAGCTTGATCGAATCAGGCTGCTGCGAGACCCCACCAACAAGGTTAGGGATTTTCTGGGAGATCGCAGCCATTATCGTGCAATAGCTCGGAACGGAGTGTAAGAAACGTAGAAGTTCTGCCCACTTTCAACACCAAAGATGTTTACATCAGAGGTGCCAGTATCATAGGCAATACAGTTAGCTCGCAGGTTAGCTTCGTCTTGAGCGTTGAAGGTCACCATTTCCTGGGAACCAAGGGCTCGACCAGCAAACACCCGAGCAGCACGTTGAGTAATATAATCTTTAAAGACCTGAGGGAGATCTTCAAAATCAAAAAGCCAAACAACATCGCATTTCACGGTGCTGTTAGCAGTAAAGGTATAGGTGTGCCCGATCTTATCGTAAAGTTTGCCATCTCTAAGTACAGTTTGATATTTTTGCGTATTCGAATATTTGTTATCAGAAAGTTGCAGCACATTGACTGGCACAAAGATCTGACCATTAACATCGGCAGTAAAGGGATAGTTGACTTCAGTATTAAAGTGCCAACCTTCGCCTTGAACTTCCCGATTAACGGCATCAAGAATTGACTCCGCCAGGGCGATTTCGGGATTAGAAATATCGAGAGACACTACGGGTGCCTGCCCGATACCAGACAGCATCTGATTAATTGCTTGTAGTTTGGTAGTCATCTGTATCGGACAGAAAGAAAAGGGAGGGGACCTCCGAAGAAATCCCCAAATGAATCAGGCCAGGTTACGGAAAGCACCAGCGCAAGCAACGCGCACAGCGCCAGCGCCGTATGCAAGGCGACCGACGATAACATCGCCTTGATAGATCACCTTGGTGTCAGCACCGGTGGTCTGAACGCTAGGACCGATTGCCTCCACAACGCCAGCAGCATCACGGTGGAAGATCAGACCGCAGCTGTTGGTGAAGTCGGTAGCGATACCGTAGTTGTTGTTTTCACCAGTCACAGCAGCCGCATCAATGGCGGTACCGGCAGCCGAACCATACTTGCCCAGGAAGGGGATGTTGTTCGACTTGTAGATCTTGATACCAGCGATCTC